TCAAATGACCAGTTTTTTCCACTCCTTACCACGTGCATCGTTGTAAATATCGGTCATTTTTTGATTCGAATGGCCAAGCAAAATTTGGGTGTCGATCCCTTGCTCCCTGAACAAACGCTCCGACAATGATCGCTGTTCATGGAAAGAGGGTGGGGTACCATTAGCGCACCAGTTGTAATCTACAGAGTCCCGCGCTTTTTTAAATGCAACTGTTAACGTTGCTGGCTTAACCATCCCGCCGCGCTTGGCTGTCCCTTTCGCATGATGGTGGTGCAATAGCCACGGACTAAGAACGCAATCGCGACAGGATGACACCACATCATCCAGGGTGAGATTTAATTTATTGCAACGCAGAGCAAGAGGGATGGCAATCCGGGTTCCTGTTTTTTGCTGTTCGACATGAAGATAACCATCCCGGATATCCGAAAATTGCATTTTGCAAATATCTGAAAGGCGCTGGCCTGTCATCAGTGCCAGCAGCATGCCGCGCTGTAAAAAGTAACCATCCTTTTCCGCTGCGTTATAAATCATCATCCACTCATCAAAAGTCAGTCGCTGTCTTGATATCCGCACCTGCGGTTTTTTTGCCGATTCTGCAGGGTTAAAGCCTGGCGGAACATCGCCTGTTTGCTGAGCTTCTCGGAAAACATCGATCAGTACCTTCCTGAAAATTTGTCCCATTCTGTTATGTCCTCTGGCCTTGTACTCTTCCAGCACCGATACCACATCTTTTACGGTTATGGCATCTAACGGTCTGGTGCCAAAACGTTCATCAAATACCCTGAGAGGGGCCGCTTTTTGTTTCAGCGTGTTGAGTTTGATCTCTCCGTTTTCATATCTTTCCTGTTGAATTTTTCTGTAATTATTCAGAAAAATGGAAACGGTTGATGAACCGCCGGTATCATTAATAATTTTCTCCTGCAGACTGAGCATTTGTTTCATTTGCTGCCTGGCAAGACGGCTGTTCGCTTCTGCTGCAATAGTTTCTGCCAGTTTCTGGTCAATACTGCCGAGACCGTGATTTTTGCCTGTTATGGGATGCCTGTAACGCCAGTAAACTTTGTTATTTCTTTTGTCAAAATACGGAGATAATCCCGGAACATCAGTTTTATATTTTCGCGGGCGCGCCATCTTCCAGTATCCTCTTCAAGGCTGGGTGATCTGTAGCGATCACCTCCGGCTTGTTTACCATTCCGACAAAGCGAGCTTGCGGATCCACTCGCCAGTGTCTTCCAACTTTTTTGGGAAGAGGAAATATCATTCCGGCTTTAGCGTATTTACTTAACGTGCCCGGAGTAGGGACCGGATCGCTGAATTCCTCTTTTGCCCACTCAGTGAGCAGAATAAGTCTTGCCATGAGCGTCGTTCGCTAATCATGGTCGTCGCCACTATAGCTGGTGGGCGACGACCGGGGTTGAACATTAAAAATCAGCCTGACTCGGGATCAGTTTTTGCCAGATAGCTGAAACGTATTTTGCCTGGTAACGAGCGTCATCAAGTGCATTATGGCGCTCACCTTCGAATGGGATAGCAGTTCTGGCATCGAAGTCTATGGCTTTCCCCAGCTCAACGATTGTGCGTACATCGCGATCGTTGTAGTAACGCCACGGGCAGGGGATCCCCTGCCGCTCGTATGAACGGCGCAAAATAGTGTTGTCGAAGTTGGCTCCATTTCCCCAGACCTGAACAAAAAATTCACCGGAGTTTTCGTCGATAAATTCCCGCAATTGTAACAGTGCATCATCTAACGGGATTTCATCGGTCATAATGGCAGATTGCGCTTCGCGTGATTGTTTAAGCCACCATTTAATGGTGTCCCGATCAATGACTCCGCCAGCAGTTTCCAGATCGATAGTCTTACTAAATTCCGGTCCCATATCTCCGGTTTGCGGATCGAAAAATATTGCACCTATTGAGATAATCGGGGCATCGGGATTTTTTCCCATGGTTTCAAGGTCGATCATCAGATGAATCCCCGCTCTGCTGGTGGATGTGAGATTATGATGACCGTTCGCCTTAATTAAGGGATCTGACGCCTCGCCAGTTTCACTATCGCTGGCATGATGCTGATTGCCGCCAGTGTTCTCCTTGTGCTGATGCGCAGTGCCTTCCATTTCCTCCGGATCATTTTCCTGAACTTCAGGCTGATTCTCTCCATCGAATATTTCCTGGTATGTTGCGTCACCCATCACCGCACCACAATCAGGGCAGTTGCCGCCACCGCTCTGACCGCAGGCGGTGCAGATCTTTTCCGGTTCCTGTTGCACTACTGGTTCAGGTTGTTTCGTTTCTGGCTCGTTTTGTTGCGTATTTGGGCTGTTTTGTTCCGCTTTCTGGTCGTTCTGTTCCGTTTCTTGCTGGTTCTGGTTCGCAGAATCGCGGGTCTGGATCCCCTTAACCCATTTCGGATCATTCGGGTCGCTAATCCCTTCAACAAATTCACCACGTGATACTGCAAGCAGTTCATCGGCGTCAGGCTGGCTGATATTGGCTGCCTGCATAATTTTGTTTACTTCGTCAGCGGTAACTTTTACTGACCCTGGTTGTGCGGTCGTGTCAGATGCACCAGTATTTTGTTGTGAACCTGAGTATGTACCGTTTTTGCGGGCGAAATATTCTTCTTTCGTGATTTCAGTAGCCCCAGCAGACAGCGCCTTATCCAGACCAGAAAGTTTGTTTGCGCGACCGTATTTTTCGCCATCCTTGTCGGTGAAGAGGAAGTAGAACGGCCCCTCACGTTCTACAGATGGTTCGACTTCCACTTTGCATTCGGTTTTTTCGTTGTCTGGAATTGCCGTTTCCACTGCATCAGTTTCTGGTACTGGCGACGAGAGAGTATCAGTTGCGCTCTGATTTGTTCCTTCATCTTCAAACACGCCCTTTGTAGTCAGGTATTCAGTAATGTATTTGTTCAGTGCCACAGGGTCTTTGTGAATGTCGATCGGACGTTCACGGACAAGGCCAAAAATAGTCTGGCGGTCGTAGCGAAGGGCATCAGGCTGTTTGCGCATTGATGCCGAGATACGCTTCCAGTCTTCGCGGTCGTTGTCGATAACTTCATTTTTTGCCCAGCGATGGATGCTGCCGTCAATGTTTCCGGCATCCACATCACCAGGCCAGAGAGCGTAGGCCAGTTCGTCATCCAGTGTTTTCCATGTCTGCTTGTATTCGCGATGAATGGCAGCAATGACCAGGTTGATTTTTCCTGTTGAATTTTCAGTGTGCTGTTGATTGGCTCTGGCGCGGGCGAGATCAACAACAGACGTGTATTTTCCGGTTTCCTTGCGTTCACCTTCGCGACGTTTTTTCCAGATGCGCATCTCTGCCTGAATTTCGGGCCATTTGGCACCAGGCTTACATTTATGCTTAACCCACCCGATGGCATGCAGCTTAAGCTCCGGATACATGGCGTTAACTTCTGGCATTTTCATCAACGCTTCAACGATATGTCCGTCGAATGTTGCCATGTCTTCCTGCAACAATTCCTGCGCGCTAATCACCATATCAACGGTGATGTTTTCACATGTGTCGAACTTAACCATGACAGCGTTCTGTACTTCAGGGGCCAGCTTGTCAAAAGTGACGTTCATCGGATCTGATTCAGTCTCAACCGGGACAAAGGAAGCAGACTCCTCATCCCAGCGGTTTTCCTGCATATATTCAGCATCCCAGGAATCGAGGGCAGGGCGGGGTATACCGGGTTTATCCTCGCAAACAAGAAATTTATAAGCGCAGTCCTGAGCAGCCGGATAATGTTCCAGGAATTGCCAGTGAAATTTTGCTCGTGCACGGCGTTCGTCGCCAGCTTCAATGGCTGTGGCTACAGCCACAGCGCCTTCTTCCCTTGTTGCCAGTTCGTCAGGAATAGCGGCGCAAATAAAGACTTTACTCATTTTGTTTTAACCTCATGACAGATTTAAGGATGAACAAATCCCTGCCATTGCTGGCATATAAGAATCAAATCTGATGTATTCATTAAGCTGAATGTCGTATTGTGGCAGTTATTTTATTACTGCTCACCATGACTCTGCTTTTACAGGTAAACCATCACGACCAAGGAAGACTTTAATCATGGTTTCCTTAATACAGTGTTGTGTGGAAAAATCACGAATATAGAGCCGTTGTTTTTTAATGTTGTTTACCGAAGCAATATATGTTCTTCCTTTATGAATAACATAATCACCGGGAGTCACGCACTGACGAGGAATCTCATCAGTTCCGAAGTGATGAGCAATCATAATTATCTCCATTTTTACAAATGAACTTTGTTGATGCGGTGCCTGGTGCCTCCAGGTGACGTTAACCAGTTAACAATTAACGCCGGATACAGAGAACCCACCCATAACACTGTTTTTGGTTTTAACTGTTCCGCGTGCGCTTAGCCGCATTCACCGCATCACAAAATTCACTTTAAAAAGGGCGGCAGAGCAGTCACGGAGTAAACTGATACCGCCAAACGCCACCAGAAAATTGATAACAGAGGGCGTTGTAGCGGGGTTGTCACTTAAGCGTATGGTCAACCTGACAACCCGGTGTCCTCAACGGGGAAGGAATAACCCCGCCATACTTACCGCCGCGCCATTTCGCGGATTGCCACAACCGGAAGCGCACGGTCGAATTAAATTTAACGACACCGTACAGTGAGACGAACTTCGCCGTGCGCTTTCGCGTTATGCCCTGACTTTTCAGGAAAATGCCCTTTCAGTAAACTGTCAGTGCCGGATGCTCACCCGTGTCCGGCGCACGCACTCCACCTGACCCGTGGAGAACTCCTTAATTACCAACCCTCAGGAGGGTGAAATGACTAGTAAAAATGTAAATATCCAGTTTAACCACGATGTTTCTCCTGCTGGACTTGCGGATGAGCTCACTGCTATAAAAACGGCAATTATGCTACTTGCTGCTAAGTTGCCTGCGTCATCAAAGCCAGCGGAAATTTGTGACTCATTGCGTAAGATGAATTCAACAAAATGCAATGAGATGGCATCACTTATTGAAAGTGCAATTGATTTTAATGATTAATCGAAATTTCATGGCTAACTGTAACACTCCCATCTGTGGCGGGATGGTTTAAATCGCTGGGATTAATGCCGCACTCAGTAAAATGGTTCTTAAGGGGTTCTATCCGAATCCCTTTCTTTTTCATTAACAAGCCAAAACCCTTATCAATGATATCCATTAATTCCAGGAAGTATTTTTCATGTAAATCCTGGTTATCAGAGAGCTGCTTCTCTTCGTACAGACCGATAAAGGCACGACGCACGTTACCGGATATAGTATCGATGGTTTCTTTTTCTACGGTACTCAGGTCAAGAGTCGCCAGTTGGGAACGAACTATATTCGCTGCCATTTCCTGGAATTGCATTGGTAAATCTTTAAATTCCATTATTAGCCTCGTTGGTTAGCTATTAACGCGGGCATGTAATCATTCTGGCAATGCTTAATGCCGCTGCTTTTTCCAGCCTGGTGATATCCTGCTCCAGAGCGGACAGATTTTCAGCCTGCTTAGCCCTGGCTTCATTGGCCCATTTCAGGTCCTGCGCAGCCTTAATTTTCTGGTGCATCCACTCATAAAGTTCATCATCGGTATAGTCTGGCGCGATGATGACGGGTTCTCGTTTCTGCATACTGATTCCTCGCGGTGCTGCTTCGCTTATCAGCCGTTAGATTTTGCCGGGCTGGAAAGCGCCTGTATAAACTCACTGAAGCTGAGAGCTTCTTCGCCTTTGGCAAGGCCTTCGAAGTATTCTTCGTAAGCCTTTTCCATGATTGTGTCGAAATCCATATCACTCACCTGAGTTTCTTTTCAGCCAGCGACGGGCACCATTTTCGGTTTTAAACGTTTTGCTTTTGGTATACGTCATCGCGGTGAACGTACCGTCCTGGTTGGGGAACACGCCACATACCAGAGATTCGTTGTTGCCAAGATCGATAGTATCCATGTTGACCTCATTTCCCCTTAACGCCGGGGTAGCGGAACAAAAACCTGCTGCATAGTTATTAAAGTTGAACCCTGCCGTCATGTTCTTACGCCTCGGGCTGGCTACTTAACCCCTGACCACTGCCGGGTAACTCGAAGTATTGCCCTGCATTCTGTGGGGTGGAGTGAAGGAATGAATGAAGTTTAGAAAAATGAACTTTACAGGTCAATGTTTTTTTATCAAAACATTTTAAGCAGGCAGCTGTTAAGCCATCACCACGATGGCATACAGTTAATCAAATAGATGAGGTTGGTTAAATATCTTGTTGAATTTTAAAGCATACGCCCAATATGCAAGATAGATCATCCAGCATAATTGAAGGGTAGCGAGGATTCGTGGGGACTAAAAGAATATCCGGCCCTTCTATCTCCAGTTTACGAATGACAGGTGTTGTGGTCCCTTTGGGTAAGGCAAGGACAATATTTCCTGGTTGTACGGTTCGATCGGGATCAACAAAAACTGTTGAACCATTTGGGATGGAAACTCCCCCACCAGATGTTGACATACTGTCACTCTCTAGAACAACTGCAAAGGTATTGGCCGGGATTTCTCCGACAAGCTGCACACAAGAGGTTATTGAGGAATTTTTCATATAATCACTCCAGCTTGCTGCCTGCTGAAGTGATAGTAGCGGAACCGTTTTTATCGGCGGTAAAGATAGATCAAGCGAATCACCTGTATTTAACTCTCCTCCATTAAGAAGCCAATTTTCGTTTACTTTCAATATCTTTGCCAGTGAACTTATGTAACGCGAGGACGGCGCTCCTCCACCGTTCATCCATTGACTTACGGAGCCTTTTGATGCGCCAGTGGCATTGACAAGGTCTTTGCCTTTCAGGTTTAGCGCATGCATACGTTGGGTTATGCGTTCAGATATTGTTTGCTTGCTCATGTTTTGATTTTAAAACACAGATGGTTTTGTTTCTTGACTTTCTTTGGTTTTGATTATTAAACTTTTGGCGTTCAGTTTTATGGAGCGACTCATGAAAAAATCAGAAGTATTAGGCTATTTTGGCGGAGTTGTTAAAACAGCCGCAGCTCTAGGAACGTCAAAAACCACAGTCAGCATGTGGGGGGAAGAGGTTCCGTGGAAATGGGCGTTGCTAATTCAGGCAGTCACTGCCGGGGCGCTCAAATATGAGTTACACATACCGACGGTTGTCATTCCCGGTTCTGATCATAATCCGCCTTCTAACCAAGGGGGGGATTCATGAAAATCAAGCATGAACACATCCGCATGGCGATGAATGCCTGGGCGCATCCGGACGGCGAGAAAGTACCGGCTGCAGAGATTACCAAAGCGTATTTCGAGCTGGGAATGACGTTCCCGGAACTGTATGACGACAGCCATCCGGAAGCCCTGGCTCGCAATACCCAGAAAATTTTCCGCTGGGTAGAGAAAGACACCCCTGATGCAGTTGAAAAAATTCAGGCGTTGTTACCAGCGATCGAAAAGGCAATGCCACCTTTGCTGGTGGCCAGAATGCGCAGCCACAGTTCTGCTTATTTTCGGGAGCTGGTGGAGACGCGGGAGCGACTGGTGAGAGACGCTGATGATTTTGTCGCAGTGGCAATCGCCGGTTTCAATCAGATGAACCGCGGTGGCCCGGCGGGAAATGCCGTGGTGATGCACTAAAAGCACGGTGTTCGGAGTTTTTTATGAGCAGCAAGCTTCATGGTCTTGTCTGGGAAGGGTGTGCCTTCACCGGCATGATCTTATCCAGGGTGGCAGTTATGGCTCGCCTTGCAGATTACAGCAATGACGAAGGTGTGTCATGGCCTGCAGTGGAGACCATTCGTCGTCAGATTGGGGCAAAGAGTGAATCAACGGTTAAAGCTGCGATAGCAGAACTGGAAAAGAACGGCTGGCTGACGAAGGAGGAACGTAAGGTCGGTGGGCGTAATGAAAGCAATATCTACCGTCTTAATGTGGAAAAACTCGAAGCAGCAGCAGCGGCAGCGCGTGAGGCATATAAACCGAAAAGAAAAATTAGCCAGGCAAAAAATGACCCGTCAAATATTGCCCCCTCAACGGTTAACCCATCAAATTTTGATGGATCAACCGTTGATAAAAAACAGTCGGATAGGGGGGCGATGGTTGGCCCCGATCCGTCAGTATTAAAACCTGATCCGTCAGATAAAAGATCTTTTCGTCCGGAAGCTTCGCAACCGGACATGCAGACGGCTGAACAGGATTTTTTAACCCGACACCCTGACGCGGTTGTGTTCAGTGCGAAAAAACGCCAGTGGGGTAGCCAGGAAGATTTAGCGTGTGCGCAGTGGATCTGGGGGCGAATCGTGAGTCTTTACGAGCAGGCCGCCAGCGATGATGGCGAGATTTCGCGACCGAAAGAACCCAACTGGACCGCATGGGCCAACGACGTGCGCACAATGCGGATGCTGGATGGCAGAACTCACAGACAAATTTGTGAAATGTTTGGTCGGGTGCAGCGGGATCCATTTTGGGTAAAAAATATCATGAGTCCGTCAAAGCTTCGCGAAAAATGGGATGAACTGGTTATCCGCCTGGGGCGTTCGTCTGTACAGCGTTGTGTGAATCATATTTCTGAGCCGGATACCGAAATTCCGCCGGGGTTCAGGGGGTAACGGGCCATGAAAAATATCGCGGCAGGTGGTGTTCTTGAGCGTATCCGTAAGCTGACCCCGCAGCATGTAATCGCGCCGTACCGGACAGTGGACGAGTGGCGCGAGTGGCAACTGGCAGAAGGGCGAAAACGTAGCGAGGAGATCAACCGCCAGAATCGCCAGTTGCGGGTGGAAAAAATCCTGAATCGTTCGGGCATCCAGCCTCTGCACAGCAAATGCTCGTTTGCGAATTATCAGGTGCAGAACGACGGGCAAAAACACGCGCTGAGCCAGGCAAAATCCATCGCTGACGAACTGATGACCGGGTGCACGAATTTTGTGTTCAGCGGTAAGCCGGGTACCGGAAAGAACCACCTTGCAGCCGCCATTGGCAATCATCTTCTGGCGAAAGGTCGCAGCGTGATTGTGATAACGGTGGCTGATGTGATGCTGGCGTTACACAACAGCTACGACAACAAAAACTCAGGCGAAAAATTTTTACAGGGGTTGTGTGATGTTGACCTGCTTGTCCTGGATGAAATCGGAATGCAGCGGGATACGCGCAACGAGCAGGTCACGCTGAACCAGATAGTCGACCGCAGAACGGCTTCGATGCGTAGTGTCGGAATGCTGACGAACCTTAACCACGTAGCGATGAGTACGCTTCTTGGCGAGCGTGTAATGGACCGCATGGTCATGAACGGTGGTCGCTGGGTGAATTTTAACTGGGAGAGCTGGCGTTCGAATGTCAGACACCTGAGGGTTGTGAAGTAATTTCAGGAGGATTTATGGCGAAACCTTTTTCTCTCGAACAGCGGGAAGAGCTGAAGGCACGAATTATCGGGTTGGTACGCAAAAATGAACGCATGACGATGTCGCAGCTGGAGAGAGCGACAGGGGCAGGCTGGCACTCGGTCCGACGCTGCCTTGTGGATGTGCTGGCTTGTGGCGATTTATACATGTCCGGGGAATACGGTGTTTTTGCATCAGAGCAGGCGTATCGCGTATGGCGTAAGACACCGGAGAAAAGAACCGACCTGACACTGATTCGAAAGTTACCAGACGGAGAAATACGCCGCTACGACAGGAGCCAGAACATAATCTGTCGCGAGTGCCGGAAGAGTGAGGTTATGCAGCGAGTGCTGGCGTTTTATCAGGGTAATTTTCAGGAGGTGATGGCGTGAGGGTGAGAGTCTATATCGCCGGTCCAATGACCGGGTATAAAAATTTCAACCGTGAGGCGTTCCACAATGCGGAAGAGGAACTGAAACGGGAAGGGCATACCGTCTTAAACCCGGCAGTACTTCCGGACGGGCTGACACAGCCGCAGTACATGGATATCTGCATGGCGATGATTCGTTGCGTGGATGCGATTTACATGCTGCAAGGCTGGCAGCGGTCAGCAGGCGCTAAGGCGGAACTGGCGCTGGCGGAGAAGCTGGGGCATGCAGTTATTTTCCAGGAGGAGGTACAGTGAATATCGACGCAACAATGACGATTGGTACGGCCCTCAATACGGGGCTGGCGCTTCTTGGTTGGTGCTACGTCATGTTCTGCTCATGGCGGTGGCTGTCACTGATGTTACTGAAAAAATGGAATAAACGCTGTAAACAGACGCAGCGGCAGAAGGCAATGAATGCGTTTTTTGAGACCTTCGATATTGACAGTATGGAGCCAGGAGAGCCAGCTCGCGTGATTAGCAGAGGAGACGTTGTAATTCTTGTATACCGGAGTGAAGAGAAATATGAGCGAAATTAACTATCAGGCACTGCGTGAAGAAGAGAAAGCATAATCCAAATCTGAATAATTAAATTCAGCACTGTAAATAAAATTTAATCCTTAACCGGAGGAGTATCTATGTTAAATACACAAAAAAACATTAACGCGGAAAAATATAACGAGTGGGTGAAAAAATTTTCTGAGCAGATTTTTAAAATTACTGGCGACGAGAATGCGGCAAAAAGTGAATTAGAACCATGGACACCTGAAGGAGCCAACCCAAATTATTGCTGGTGGGATGTTGATCCAGTTGATGCTGCAAATGAAGCCATGAGTTACCACAACGATTAATGTCAGGAGGCCGCCCGAAAGGGCGGCTGTTCCGCTGTTCAATTATCTAAAATTGTGCTAAATCTTTTTATTACCATTAAGAACGTTATAACAGTGATAAAAAAGGATGCATAGGATAAAAAGCTAACAATATATGCAGGTGCGCGAAAATACCATTTCATTAAATCTACTGCATTGTCAGGCAGGAAATATATTATCACTGAAAATATAACCAATACTATTGAAGTTAATATTGCATAAGCGACGTTGTGGCATAACTGCTCATATATGGTTTTGTTAGTGTTTAATGATATCAATTTGTCTCGGGATTTGTTTCCTTCAATTATGTCTGATATCTTAGTGATGGTTTTTTGTTTTTGTTCATAAATCATTATTACTGCACTCATTAATAGTGCTGTTGTAATAGCCCCGAAGTTAACGAAGACGGAAGCAATTGCCGGTTTCATTATTCCGTATGTCCAGCACAGAACGAAAGAAAGAGATAACGGAACAATAAAATGTACGATAATGTCGCTCATCAACATTGTTCCACGCTGATCTGACATTGTTTTGTAGTGTTTTATTATTACACCCAGCACATTTATTTTATTCATATAATCACCCCTTTGTTTCCGCTATGCAGTTCTAACAATATATCATTAGAAAGGTTTTTTATCGTGTCATGAAGTGCTGTTAGATCAGGTATGCCTGTTAATGGGTCGATTTTTAAATCATTATCATCTAACTCTGCGGAAATTCCTTTTTTTAGTATGGTCTCATAATTGAAAACGACAGTCCGACTGCCGAGTTGTAAGCTTACTTTTATTGCATCACATTTATCTTCAATAATCTCAATGATGTTTCCTATATTCTTGTTTCTTAAATCCCTGAAACTTCCGAACATGCCATTGTTTGCTTTTATTATTAAGTCTGTCTTGATGTTTGTTTTGTTTTGACCAAAGGAATCAGCAATGTCTTTTGGTGCTTTATATCCTTGAGCCTTAATTTGTTTTAATTCGGAATTGAGAATATATTGAGGGATTTTCTTATGATGTAATGGATTGATTCTTGCTTCGAGTTGAAATTTGTTTTTTAGATATTCAGTGATAGAATCAGAAAGGACACCTCGAGCAGAAATATTATCGCAAGAGTGGAATGCAATAATTCCTTCTTCAAGGGTGTCTGGTAGGTATATTAAAATATAACGTTCTTTGAGTGTTACATCATAAGCAGTTGTCCTATAGTGGATTTTTTTGAGTTTTACATCTTTTATTTCACTGCTTTCTCCATATTTCCCAACTTTTATATAACCATATATAATTTTCTTTGAGTTATCAAAGTGAAGTTTAGCGTGTTGTTCCAGAGATATTTTAGTTTTGGATACGCCAAACTCGATAGGGGTGTTTTTATATAGAGTAAAATAATCAACAAAAAGTTCATATGCCGTTTTTTTATTACTTAAACCCAATTCATTAAGTTTTTTGCTGGCTCGACTGCCTTTATGGGTCAATACGCGGAATGAATAGAAATTAACGCTGTGCATGAAAAGTCCTTTTGAACATATAGGAGTATACTAGAACATAAATAGATGCAATGCATAAAGGAAAAGCTACCGCAGGGCGAACTCACCCACCGATAACTCTTAACTGGTTGTTTGTAAAAGATAATACATAAATTTGGGTCTGTGTAAAGAGGTAAGCATCGTCAGGGCAAGGGAGATGTGTTAGGCAATATTGGTAAAATTTACGTTGAGGATAAAAACGGTTTGCGGGAAAAGGAGAGTTAAGTAGAATTGCTGCGGGTGCTTGAGGCTATCTGTCTCAGGCATGAACACCAAAAGGCAGATAGAGAAAAGCCCCAGTTAACATTACGCGTCCTGCAAGACGCCTAACATTAATCTGAGGCCCAATCTATGTCTCACAAATGTAGGTTAGCCTCTTACGTGCCGAAAGGCAAGGAGAAGCAGGCTATGAAGCAGCAAAAGGCGATGTTAATCGCCCTGATCGTCATCTGTTTAACCGTCATAGTGACGGCACTGGTAACGAGGAAAGACCTCTGCGAGGTACGAATCCGAACCGGCCAGACGGAGGTCGCTGTCTTCACAGCTTACGAACCTGAGGAGTAAGAGACCAGGCGGGGGCGAAATCCCTCGCCACCTCTGATGTGTCAGGCATCCTCAACGCACCCGCACTTAACCCGCTTCGGCGGGTTTTTTATTGGTTGACAAAATTATGAATATGCACCAATATCTTGGTTGACAAAAGTCGTTTTTTGCACGGATTAGGCGGAGAAGTGTCTATGCAGAACCATCCATTCCCTTGGGAGTTCTTTCCTGAGTTAACAGAGGAGCGTTTAACCATTATAGCTGAGGAGTTGCTCAGGATACAGGATATTACTCATGAGTTATTGTCATCGCCCTATGATGATAATTACACTCGTGGTGGTTGTACATTTGGGCGTCAGCGGCAGGCGTTGCTACAAATGTGCGTACGAAAGACATATGACTGGTTAAGACTACTTAATCCTGGCATGGATCTTACGTTTTCAATTGGGAATGTCCCTATTCGTTTCTTTACTGATGACGCAGATAACCCCAAGAAACGCGGTTTTTTCAAAAGAAATGATGCTGATCGACTCTTTGAGTCAGAGGAGACTACTCCAACTATGCATCGCTTTGTGGTTGAAAAGCCTGAATTTGAAGGCGAGGGTGGTAGAGTCATTTTTAATGGCTATAACGTGTTTGGTGAGATCGTGTCAACTTGGACATATGGTGCGGACCGTGTTGTTATGCTGAACTCTGTCGATGATGTACCTCCAGCACCGGTACCTATCGAACTAGAACCTATCAGTGCGTCTAAGACTGAGAAGGAAAAGAAACAAAATAGCAAATAGTGGGTGAAATGTGTTTAACGGTACTAATTTAAGACTTGCTCGTCTGTATCACGAGCTATCTCTGGAGCAGGTTGCTGAGAAGGTTGAAAAAACACGCCAGTATGTACAGCGACTGGAGTCTGGTTCAGCTACTCCATCCCCAGAGCTTATAAATAAATTAGCCGAGGTTTTGCGCGTGAAGCCCGCCTTTTTCGAAGGGCAGGAACATTCTCCTGTTAATGAAGAGATTGTACATTTTCGTAAACGCGCCTCGACAAGGATGTCAACGAAGCTATCAACACTCGCTAAGGCTGAGTTTTATCGTCGTTTTATTGATGTATTTGAAGATAACCTTAATTTGTCACCTGTTCGATTTCCTGAATTTCGTGTCCATACACAAGAAGATATCGAGCGAGCGGCAGAAAAATGTCGTATTGAGTGGGGCTTAGGCTTTGGCCCAATTGAAAATATGACTCGCCTTGCCGAGAAACTTGGGGCGTTTGTTACTTCATTTGACTCCGTTTCGGATGAAGTAGATGCACTGTCTGTTCCTCTACGAAGGCCTTTTATTGTTCGAAATACAGCTAAAAATTCACCTTGTAGGCAACGCTTTGATATTGCTCATGAGGTTGCCCATTTGATTCTTCATGAAGGAATTTCTACTGGGGATAGATTAACTGAATCCCAGGCAAACCGTTTTGCCTCTGCTCTGTTGCTTCCCAGAACGTCGATGGCGAAATATTTTCCAAGACCTGTGGGGGGGAGGATAAATTGGCAGGGACTAAGCCAATTTAAGTTGACATGGAAAGTAAGTAAGGCTGCCATTGTTTACAGGGCTCATCAATTAGGACTTTTGACTGATGAGCAGTACAGAACTGCATTTATGGGGTTGAAACGGAAAGGGGAAGCTATTGATGAAAAAGAAGATTATCTAATCCCTCATGAGCGTCCTGAGTTATTCCGTCGGGCTTTATCGTTTTTATTTGAAGAGTTAGGATACGACCCACAGCGTATAGCTGATGAAATGGATATAGAAGTGGACATTTTTTATGAGTTAGCAGGAGATGATCTTCCTGCGGTTCATGAACTGCCAGGAAGTGGTGATGTTGTTTCACTACAATCTTACCGAACTCTTAGAGGCAAAATTCACTAGGCATAACCCGCTTCGGCGGGTTTTTTGTTTTACGTATTCTGGTTTACAATCTACAGGCCAGCCTGAACAACTGGCACCTGCTGCGCCAGCAGAGAAAACCGATGGCGCACAATACCAAACATCACAATTCTGATACCGACCTTGCCAGCTGGCACGGGCGGCGTTCTCATACATTCAAATATGACTGGTACCAGCATGCTCCATGCACTGAAGAACAGGCCGAATGGCTGATTCAGAACTACCGCAGGCGTGGGTACGACTTTCAGAAAGACCTCAGCCCTGACTTCCGACACTGGATAATTTCTGTCAGGCTCCCTTATTCCGAACGCCCACCGCGTCCGTCCCGCACATTCCAGCAACGCATCTGGAGGTAACGTGCGGGTATTACTTCGACCTGTTCTGGTGCCGGAACTTGGGGTGGTTATCGTTAAGCCAGGTCGTGAATCCATGCAGGTATTCCATAACGGCAGAGTGCTGGTTGAACCGGAGCCAAAAAGCATGCGCGGTCTGCCGTCCGGAGTCGTTCCTGCTGTTCGCCAGCCGCTGGCGGAGGATAAATCATTACTGCCATTTTTCAGCGATGAGCGGGTGATTCGTGCTGCTGGTGGTGCTGGTGCATTGTCTGACTGGCTGTTACGCCACGTTAAATCCTGCCAGTGGCCTCATGGTGACTATCATCACAGTGAAACCGTCATACATCGTTATGGTACCGGCGCAATGGTGTTGTGCTGGCACTGCGACAACCAGCTGCGTGACCAGACATCCGAATCACTCGAGCAACTTGCTCATCAAAACCTGTCAGCATGGATGATTGACGTCATACGCCATGCAATGAATGGCACGCAGGAGCGGGAATTATCGCTGGCTGAATTATCTTGGTGGGCAACCATAAATAACGTAGCGGACGCACTACCGGAGACGGTATTACGTCGTTCGCTGGGATTGCGCGCGGAAAAAATTCGCTCAGTATACCGCGAGAGCGACATCGTGCCGGGAGAGCAGACTGCCACCAGCATACTGAAGCAGCGCACAAAAAATCTTGCGCCGCTGCCTCACGCCCACCAGCAAAACCCGCCACAGGAAAAGACGGTGGTCAGCATTGCTGTTGATCCGGAGTCTCCGGAATCTTTCATGAAACGACCTAAACGTCGCCGCTGGGTTAACGAGAAATACACACGCTGGGTGAAGACACAGCCGTGTGCGTGTTGTGGTAAGCCAGCCGACGATCCCCATCACCTGATTGGTCATGGTCAGGGCGGAATGGGGACAAAATCTCACGATATTTTTACGCTACCGCTGTGTCGGGAGCATCACAACGAGCTTCATGCGGATCCGCTGGCGTTCGAAGAAAAGCATGGTTCTCAGGTTGATTTAATTTTTCGTTTTCTTGATCACGCCTTTGCAACTGGCGTGCTTGGGTAAAAGAGGTGACTGATGCTCATAGATTTGGTTTTACCTTACCCGCCGACGGTGAACACTTACTGGCGACGCCGTGGCAGCACATATTTTATCTCGGAGGAGGGAAAGCGTTATCGCCGTGATGTGGCGCTTATTGTTCGCCAGCAGCGACTGAAATTAAAGCTGTCCGGACGGCTGGCGATAAAGGTGATTGCAGAGCCACCGGATAAACGTCGTCGTGACCTGGACAATATCCTGAAAGCACCACTGGATGCACTGACACATGCGGGGTTGCTTATCGACGACGAGCAGTTTGATGAAATCAATATTGTGCGCGGTCAGCTCGTTCCTGGTGGGCGACTGGGGATAAAAATCACAGAATTGGGGTGCGCATGAATAACCAGTATTTACAGTTTGTGCGTGAGCAGCTCATTATCGCCACCGCTGATTTGAGTGGGGCAACAAAAGGTCAGCTTGAAGCCTGGCAGGAGAATGCCATGTTTGATACAGGGCGTTACAGGCGTAAAAAAATCCGGTACCGAGATGAAGTGACCGGAAAAATGATTACGCGGGATAATCCACCAATCCCGGGGAAACAATCGCTGGCGAAGGGGACGTCAATTCCTCTGGTCAGTCCGGTTGAGTTTTCGACATCATCGTGGCGGCGGGCTGTTCTGTCTCTTGAAGAACATCATAAAGCCTGGTTGTTATGGTGTTACAGCGGGAGTATTTGTTGGGAATATCAGATCGCGATAACACAGTGGGCGTGGAATGAATTTAATACTCAATCCGGTACCAGAAAAATTGCAGGGAAAACGCAGGAACGCCTGAAAAAATTAATCTGGCTGGCGGCGCAGGCAGTAAAAGCAGAACTTTTTGGTGGGGAAGGTTATGAATACCAGGAGCTGGCATTACTGGCGGGAGTGACAACTAAAAACTGGTCCAAAACATTTACTCGTCACTGGGTTGCAATGAAACACATTTTTCACCGACTGGATAGTGAGGCTTTATTGTTTGTAATGAGAACACGTTCAAAACAAAAGGCGGCATTTTCAAAGCAAAGTGTTGCAAAAGTAGATTGAAAGGCATATATTTCATGCAAATCTGATATTTTGCCGATTTTGTACGTGATGGCAAAAGCAAACAAAACCCGCCCACAAGCGGGTTTTTTTGTGCCACTTATCTCGGATAGAAATGGTGAATGCGCTGGTGGAGGAAGTAAGGGTAATTTTTAACCAGGTGATTCTTGAATGCTTGCAACATTTATTTCGTAACGTTATTATCCTGCGCCCGGCCCTTTAGCTCAGTGGTGAGAGCGAGCGACTCATAATCGCCAGGTCGCTGGTTCAAATCCAGCAAGGGCCACCAACCGTCACCAGTTCATCAGGAAAGAGCGTCAACCCTTTAAGTTGAGTGTGCGAGGTTCGAGTCCCCGGTGGCGGTCCAGTGCCGACTTAGCTCAGTAGGTAGAGCAACTGACTTGTAATCAGTAGGTCACCAGTTCGATTCCGGTAGTCGGCACCATATGCGGGTATCGTATAATGGCTATTACCTCAGCCTTCCAAGCTGATGATGCGGGTTCGATTCCCGCTACCCGCTCCAGCATTTGAAATAAGCCTTATTGTATTGCAGCACTGGCGTATTTTTTATTACGTGGGAGCAGGTTGTTTTAAGAGACATTCTGTTCTCTGGCTATAATTTGAGGCCAGGTGTAGCCTCAGTGCTGATTTTTTTACGACAGCAGAATGGTGCATTATCGGTGGAGATTTTGTATTTCCTGGCAGGGTCGGTGATGCATCATTCCGATGTTGTAAGCATCGCTCAGAATAACGTTGAGATTAATCGCGTACTAAGCAAAACCTGGAAATACATCCTTAACCGCCGCACCAGGCGGTTTTTTTTATTCATTTTTTTTTCATGGCTCGCTACGGCGGGCCTTTTTCATATCCTCGCCACACCCGGCGCATATCACATCAAATAACGCCGCGCAAAAGGCATCTGCGGGTGCCTTTGACGGGGTGTTTTTACGGGCCGCTGGTGGCCCTTTTTTATTTACAGGAGAAAAACGTATGTCTGAACCCTTATCCGGTTCCGGCACGGCTGCGGCGCTCGGTGGGGCGACGGTGTACGGGCTGTTTACCGGAACGGATTTCGGGATTGTGTTTGGTGCGTTCGCCGGGGCGTTATTTGTGGCAACGATGCCGCAGGCGCTTTCAGTCTGGCGTGTGGTGGCGCATTTTTTGGTGTCGTTTATCGTCGGCGTGCTGGGGGCGCGCGTGCTGTCAGCCTGGATTGCATCAAAAACAGGGTATGACGGTACATCGGCAGATGCGCTGTGTGCGGTGCTGGTATCGGTGGTGTCGGTGAAGATTCTGTCGTTCATCCACCAGCAGGATATTGCATCGCTGGTGTCCGGTGTGTTCTCCCGTCTGCGGGGTGGAGGCGGTAATGTTAAGTAACCTTCCCGGATTACTGAATGTGGTGTTAAGCACGGTTATCGTGCTGACGCTCTTTTTTTATCGTCGTGGTGATTCCAGACATAAACCGCTGATGTCGTGGCTGGCCTGGCTGCTGATGCTGCTGTATGCCTTTGCGCCACTTTGTTATCTGTGTGGTCGCTTTCCACCCGGTAACTGGCTGGTCGTCCTGATTAACCTGGTGTTCTGCGTGCTGGTGATACGAGCACGCGGGAACGTATCAAAAATCCTTTCATTACGGAGGTGAGTATGCCCGGTAAATTCAGATTCAGTCGTCGAAGTGAGAAAAATCTGGAGGGCGTCAAACCACAGCTGGTTGCTGTTGTTCGCCGTGCGCTGGAGCTGACGGAGGTTGACTTCGGTATTACGGAAGGCCTGCGCAGTAAGTATCGCCAGAAGCAGCTGGTCGCGGAAGGGAAAAGCCAGACCATGAACAGCCGCCACCTGACCGGTGATGCGGTGGATGTTGTGGCCTACATTGGTAGCCAGGTGTCATGGGACTGGCCTCTGTACGAGAAAATCGCGCAGGCATTTAAGCAGGCTGCCGCAGAGCTGGGAACTGCCATCGAATGGGGCGGGGACTGGAAAACACTGAAAGACGGGCCTCACTTTCAGTTGAAGCGCTAATAACCAGGTGGTTTATGAGCCGAAAACACTGGACACACAGAATGCCGCGAACGGCGGCGAAATGGGCACTGGTAGCGATACTGGTGCCTTTTTTCCTGGTGGGATGCGTTAGCCTGGATAAGGTGCGCCAGCTTTTCGATACGGCCTCGCAGGTCTGCGAAATTGTCGAAAGTGCCAGGCAGTGTATGCAGAACTGATCGCCTGTAAGAGCAGAATATTGTTGAATCTAAGTAAGCGGCTCGTCAGAACCGTATTGATATTTACTGAGAGCTCAGATCAACTTTCCAGGGCAACAGATCGCGTACCCGGTTTGCCGGCCAGTCCTGGATATGTTCAATGACGTAGCGCAGCCACTTTTCTGGCTCCACATTGTTCAGACGGCATGTGCCGATCAGCGAGTACAACACCGCCGCATGTTCACCACCGCTGTCGGAACCCGCGAACATCCAGTTTTTCCGGCCTACGGCCACTCCCCGTAAGGCGTTCTCTGCGATGTTGTTGTCGATTTCCACCCAGCCATTACTGCAGTACACGTTCAGTGCATCCCACTGTTTCAGCAGGTATGCGAACGCTTTTGCCGTATCTGAGTGACGCGACAGTGTTTTCATCTGTTGCTGTATCCAGTCATACAGTGACTGCATCAGTGGCGCGGCTCTGGTTTTTCTTGCCGCCAGACGCTGTTCTGCTGAACAGCCCCGGACCTCTGCCTCGATGGCATACAGTTCACCGATACGCTGCAGGGCTTCCGTGGTGATGTCGGTGGGCGCTCTTGCATGCACATCGTGGATTTTTCTCTGGGCATGAGCCATACACGCGGCTTCCGTTATTCTGCCGGATTCGTATAACGCCCGGTAACCACCGTAAGCATCGGCCTGAAGCACACCGCTGTAACCGGCCAGGTGATTTTGTGGATGGATACCTTTCCGGTCCGGACTGTACGCGAACCAGACCGCCGGGGGCATCTGTGAACCGGCGTTACGGTCATCACGGACGTAGACCCACAGCCGGGCTGTCCGGGTTTTACCGCTGCCCGGCTCCTGGACCGGGACGGGGATATCATCAGCATGGACTTTACCGGGCATCAGCACATACTGGCGCAGGACGTCATACAGCGGCTCCAGTAGTTCAGCAACGGCACCTGTCCAGCGCCCCAGTGTGGCACGGCTCAGCTCCACACCCTGACGGCGGTATATCTCTGACTGGCGGTATAACGGCAGATGGTCTGCATATTTTCCGGTGACGACATGGGCCAGGAGCCCCGCTCCGGCATAACTGCGTGCAATGGGTTTGAAGGTACTGGTGCCTGCACGATATGG